CTTTGTAATCTGAATCAACAGCTCCTAATAACATTTGTCCACCAGACCAAAAGTCAGTATCTAATGCTACGTTAATCTTTTCTAGATTTGTAGATATAATATCCATTAATTCTACAGTATAAGCTCCAACGAACTGTGAGAAGATTGTACTGGCACTAACTTCTGCTAAAGACCATTTCTTAGTAACATAGTTATAAATAATAATTCTATCACATATACCTGTTGTATTAGTTGTATTGTTAACGCTAGGATATAACCACATAGCTAATTGATTAAATGGATCTACTGCTGCACAAATTCTATCTGTAAATCCTTTATTAAGATTAAGATCAAAAAATCTATTAATTTTTTCTGCACCAATAGGTATAATGGAATCACCTGAAAGTTGATAAAATCCATCATCAGCATAAAAGAATATTTGTCTATTATCCTGACATACTGTTCTTCCATAAACAGCACCTCTATTTGGAGATATAACTGAAAGACGAAATACAACTGCTCCACCAACATAGTCCATACGAATTATTTGATTCTGTCTGAACACATACCCAACCTCTCCAGAGGTTACAGCAGTAATTTGTCCACCAGATCCTGGAAGATCTTGGTAATCTGATTGTTTTCCTGACCAAGTAGCAATATCATTAATACCTGACCATTGAATTCTGTTTGTTGCTCCACTAATATTTCCTGTTACTAAAAAATCTCTAACAACTCCTGACACTTTAAATGTAGGTGTTGTACCTGCAGTAACAATTGTACTAAGATTTGCAAAGGCAGTTGATGTTCCCATTAAATAATATTGAGGAGCATCTACACCATTACTAAAAATTACATATTCTCCAAATTGTGTGAATGTTCCAAAATCATCTGAGTCTCCTGTCAATGGAGTACCACCAGTAAAATCTGTAACAGCAAGTCTAGTAGTATCTGAAGAAGTAACTGTAAGATTATCACTACCTACTGTTGCTCTTGTAACAGTAACTACATTTGCTGCTGGATTAGCTGCTGAGAAATCAGCATGAGCATTAATACAAGTAAAAATATTATCTGCTGTTGTATCATTACTTTCATTATGAAAAAATTTATTTGTAGTAGGTGTTCCTGTACCAGCACCTTGACAAGTAAAGGTAACTGTTGTTCCATCATTTTTTGTTAGAATAAGAGTTGAATCAGTTGCTATGTTTGCATAGTCGGTAACTGTAATAGTACATGTTGCATAAGAGCTTGATAATAATGTTCCGCCTGCACCTATATCTGAAAAAGTTCCTCCAGTTAATTTATATATAGTATCTTCTGTAGATACAAAATTATAAACTGTATTTGAATTATCTCTGAATGAACCTGCTCCTCTAGAATCTGTTGCAATAGCATTTGTACTATAGTCAACTAAAGAGGGAAATCTTTTATAACTATTCTGTGCATAGTAGACATTAGTTGCTACGTTAGCACCTCTCTTTAAGTGATCAGGTTGATCAGGTAACCATTCTCCAAAAGGTAATTGCATTATCTGTTCCTATAAAATGATAAATCGGTTTGAACATCTGTTCTTTGAACTACAGGTGCTCCACCATATGAATCTTGTTTGTCGTTATTCTCACATCTTTCCATAGCTGTAGAATACATCATTAACCAATTCTGTGCTTGTTGTTGATCTATTCCACCTAAAAAGTTAGTTGCATGATAAAGGGATCCATACAGATATACTGCAGGATGATTTGCGAGCATCCAGTTGGATGTATTAGATGCGCTAAGAGCTGATATAGCTTTATAGTATGATAGATAACCAGTATAGCTAGTATCAGGGGAAGGACCAAATCTGAAAGTTTCTGTTTCATCATCACTCTCTATTGTGTAAGACCTAGGTCTACCAGTTCTAGATCCTCCTCTAATTTCAAACATATTATGTGGTGTAATGTACTCCAAAGGATATTTATTAGATGATAGTAAAATATAAAATGATCTAACAGATATAAATCCTGTAGGTACTGTTTCTGTTTCTGAATCAATAGTTATGGAATCTATTTGTTCCATAGCTCTGATTCTTAATTTTGCATTGAAATCTGCTTCTGTAAGTTTAATAAAATCATCAGCAATCTCATCAGTTAAATCACTTCTGTTTAACCAATTAGCTATTCCTGTTTTTAATTCTGCGTATGTTGATAATGCCATTACAATGATCCTTCTGATGTTCTAAAATATCTAAACTCATTACTATTAAGTTTAGTTCTCATAATTTTTTTTTGTGTTTCTTTTGGTAATCCCCACCAATTATTAGATCCATTATATTCTTTTGACCATATCTGTAGAATAATAGGCGGTATACTAGCAACCCTTCTCATGTCTTTAGATTTTGTATAACCATCATTATGTGTATACAATTTCTTATTTCTTTCCATTAAAGGATTAAGATTTTGCTGATTATTTACAGTTAGCTTACCATCAGACTCTTGTATATAATTAGTCTTGGTAGCATCAGCATTCCATTCGGTTGCTCTTACCTTTGCCATTATTCAGTCAGTTCAGATATGTATAAATTAGCTGTACTAGATCCTAGTATAGCAGCAACTTTTTGACCTTCTGAAACTTTCCAATATTCAATCTCATTAGCAGGTAAATAAGTTTTACTTGTAGTAGCAGTTGGTGATGTACCAAATGTTATATAACAAGCAGCCGTAGATACTATTCTAATATATTCTATACTAGATCCAAAAGCAGATGATGCTGCTGAAGATGTAGATAAACTTACAACTTGCAAAGTAGCTTCTCTCATTGGGTTCATATTTTGTTCTCCTTATGTTTAGGATATGTTCCCAGAACGTTCCAGGAACACTATTCCTATTTAATTATCTTCTTATAACAAATGTTACTATACATTCGCAAGCAGTTGAAGATCCACCATCACTTATCATTTCGATAGTTCCATCTTCTGCTACATCATTTGCTGCAGTAGGTTCTGATGTGTCTACATCACCAGCAGCAGATCCAGATTGTGTTACTGTAATTGCAGAGCTAGTCATAGCTGTTCCACCAATTTCCCATGTAAGAGCTGCGTCAGCAGATGTAATTGCATTTGCAATAGATGTTATAATTTTAATTACTTTACCTCCATCAGGCACAGGTACAAAAGTTGATCCTGATGCACTAATGTTAGTGATTTTAGATGTTAAAAAATAGTCGTTTAATGTTCTCATTATATTCCTTTAATTGTTCCGATCCTAACCTATCTCAGATCTTCAATTGTTTGAAATGCTGCTAGGCGAGCAGATTAAAGGTTACTCGCCTAAACAGTTATATATTATTATGAAGTAGTAATGTCAGCAACATGACCTGATGCTGCTTCATTTCTAGATTCAAGAGTTGCTTCTACTAAAAGCTGTCTTTTTTCAGAGTCGCCTGTTTTTGACAATTCATGCATTGTGAAGTCTCTTAAGAAAGCTACTCCCCAGTAATCCATGTCTAATACCCACGCATCTCTATCATTAGAGAATCTGTTAGGTACTACTTGTAATTGACCAAAATCAGAAGCGTAGACATCTACAGCTGTGTATAGTGTAGCGTCTGCACCTGCGTCAAATCTAGTACTGTTGCCTGTGAATCCTGACAATTTTTGCTTATTGAAAGGTCCAACCATAATCATAGTTGGATTTCCACCTGCATCCCATACAGATTTAATTACAGATTTTAACTGTGCTTCAGTAAAGACTCTTTGAGTGCCATTTGTTCTAGCAGTATTACCTAAACCACCAGATGCACCGCCTGAACCGAAAACATCGTTAGTTGCTACCCAAGAGCCAAGTCCGCCTAATACTCTTGCTGCTGATGCTGAACCTGTTACTTCAGCATTATTAGAAGTAAGAGAACTTTCCATGTCTCTTTTAAGCTCTTTTGCTTTTTTAGCGATTTGGTAAGCGATCTCAGATGCTCTACCAGCTTTGTCAACTGCTTCCTGCGTACCTGTGATTACAACTGTTTTGTCTAAAATTTGACAAGAGTTAGATAATCTAGTTGTTGCAGTAACAGCGTCTAAAGTTGCTTCGTCTCCTTCAATAACAGCATTGTTAGTAACTGCTGCTGCTAAAGAGTCTGTTTGCCATTCGTGAAGAACTGCAGTAGATTTTGTTTTCCCTGCTGAACTTAGAAATGGCGTGTCTGTAGGTGAGATGTTATAAATAACATCAGAAAGATCTTCTCTTTCACCTATTGAATCATACGTATCAAACGTATTTGTTGGTTGTGCCATTGTTTATTTCCTTTGTTGAGATTTAAGATTAATCATGTCAAGTATTGCAGACTGAGCATCTTGTATATGTCCAGACTTACGCAACTTGCCAATCTTTTGTCTTATGGCTTCTCTACCAGAACTTGCTGATGATTTAGCAATACCTGCTGATACAACTTTTGGAGCATTAGCTACTTTCTTTTGAACGATAGGTTGTTTATCCTTCAAGTTTTGGTATCTCATAGCATCCTTTGCAACCATAAGAAATCTATGGTCTGCAAGATTCCCAATTTCAGAATCATTAAAACCATAATTTTGTAAAGATTTACGCATATTATATTTAAATTGATCTGCTTTATTAGGATCTGTATACTCTGGTATTTTTTGTGCTGCTAACTCTCTTTGTGTTGATAGGAATTCGTCATATTGTCTTTGTTGAGAATCTCTAGCTTTGGACTTTATATCATCTAGCTGCCTATTTTTTTCTCTTAACTGGTAATCCAGTCGTGCTGCAGCCGTGGGATCTTCTTCCCAAAGTTTTTTAAGATCTTGACTTCCTTCTTCTTGTCTGACAGTAGCGTCAGCAGTTGCTATTAGCTCATTCAGCTCTGATAGGCGAGTGTCATAAGTTTGACGCAAACCTTCCCTTTGATGATCAAGCTCTCGCTTTTCAACACCTAAGTTATGAGTTTTTTGTCTATAATCTGAGTCTCTAGAATAACCTGCCTTCAGTTCATCAAGGGTAACCTCTAACTCTTGACCTTGTACTTTTAAGCGGTGGAGTTCTGGTTCCTCTAATTCTGTTTGTGTTTCTTCTGTTACCTCAGTATTTTCTTTAGCTTGTTCTTGAGTTGTTTCAGACTCAACTTGACTCTTTTCAACTTCCTGTATCTCAGGTTTAGCTTTAGAAGGCTCTGCTTTTTTTTCTTCTGTTTTTTGGTTATCCTGTTTAGGATCCAGTATTCCAGATATTTTTTCAGCAGCACCTTGAACAGTTTGTTCGTTTGCCATAACGTTCCTTTCGTGTTGGTTGACGTAATTGAAGTTGCGTTAGCTTAACTTCTTTTATTTAATTGATCTAACTCTTGTTGAGTTAGTTTTCCACTTGCTATGATGCTATGTAAATGACCTCTGATTTTGTCTACTAAATTGTAGGCTACCCAAAGGTATGTACGCTTGTCATTCTCAGTGAAACTTGTATTGAAAATTTCTTGTTTATATATTTCAAGAAGATCTTCGAATGCTGTTTTAAGTAGGGGATCGTTTAGGAGTTGCTCTGCTCTCTTGCCTTCCCTGACTTGTTTTTCCTTGTTGTCCATTTATTTGTTGTTGTGTATTAAAGAATTGATCTTGTCCTTTTACTATTTCTTTCATTAGATTACCAGATGTTTTTAGATCTTCTTGTTCCATCATAGATCTTCGTTTTAATTCTAGTTCATCTATTTTAGATCCATATTTAAGTTCAATTTCTTTTATCTTTAATTCAAAGTCTAAAAGATTTTGTCTCATTTGAGCTTCTATACGTTTGACTTCAGTTTCAGCTTTTAATTGTGCTCTTTGGTTTTCACCTTGAACCTGTGCTAGAGTTACTTTTTCAAACTCAGTAGGAGGTTTAGGTGGAAGCTGAGGCATTTGAGCTGCTCCAACATCTGGATCCATAAAGAAAGGTTCTATACTATTTAGACCTGCATTTTCAACCATTTTCTTTAAAGAATTATATATATTTCTTAAATTAACCATTGGACCAAAAACATTCTGTTGAAGGTTAATAGCCTGCATTTGTCTTTCTAAAATAGCATTAATCAGAATCAATTGTTGTTCTTTTGATCCTGTTCCTAATCCAACATGGATAGTAACGTTAACTCTATCTTTCCATTCGTAAGGTCTCATAGGTATATACCTACCTCTAATTCTTACGATCTTTTCTTTTTGTTGATACTTACATATCAATTCAAATATTTTAAGTGCTAAATCTTTAACACCTGTTTCAGCAAAAATTCTTGCAATCAACTCCATTCTCATTTGAGATTGAGTTAATACTTGGTTCATACCAGTTGCTGTACTATTATTTAAACTATCAGCATTTAATCCTTGTGAAGTTTTACTTACACCAGTTCTAGATTCTTTAACTGAATCTAAATAACTTAACATACCACTAGCTTGTTCTGTAATTGGTTGTGCCTGGATAGGCATCATAACATTTTGAGGTGGTTGTTTAGTTCTAACTATTCCTCCAGGACGATTAGTTAATAAATCATCCATAGCTACTTGACCATCTTGTATTGCAACTCTATTGTTATTTGTTAGATACATATTGTCTAACATTTGTCTCATAACAGTAGATTTAATTAATTGAATATCTTCAACTAATTCTGCAATAGATCTACCATGAAATCTGTGAGGCATAATTACAGGTGTCATAGAAATAAATGGAATTGTATCTACTTCCATTACATCTAATAATTTCTTACCATCACCTGCTACGCATACTTTTAATAATTCTGCTTTACCATCTCCGTCTGCATCCATTTTAATATAACATTCATGAATTAAAACAGTATCAGTAGATTTGTCTCCTGAAGATTCACCTGAACCAAAATCTATATTTTGATGTCTAACAAATACATCTTCTGAAAAATTTTCACTATTACCTGTTGGTAATGAATAAACTAAATCAGAATCATATCCCATTTCAACTAATTCGCTTTTAGTTTTGTTAACTCTATGTGCAACAAAGTTTGCTGAGTCAATATCTTTACATCTTCTTTCAATTAAAAATTCTTCAGGCGGAACTGGATCTATTCTTACTCTACCATATAATTTTGTTCTATGAATAACAACGTCATGAAGTACAATTTTATCTATTTCTTTTCCTACATCATCTGTAATAGGTTCTTTGTATTCAGAATGATTAGAAACTTT